ACTGATCTTGGTTTAAGCGTATCCCATACTCTAAACATGGCTCAAACCTTTTGGTATAAGTTAGGCGGTAAAGCTCAAATTGATCAAAAGAAATATGCTAAGCTTGAAGCTGATTATGTTAAAAGAGGTAAAGTAAAAGTAAAGCTTGATGATATTGGTAAAGTTACATTCAAGAATGTAACACACCATCTGACATTTAAAGATAAGAGTAAAGCAATGTTCCACGTTTCTGATAAACCTGGCACACCAACCGTAATCGGAAACTTCGATGCTCTTGGTGTTAACGGTAAGCGCGGTAATATGTTCCATTCTGCTATTAAAGATAGAGATCTTGATTTAACATTTACAGAATCCATCGAAGAAGCTAAAGTTCCTAAGACAATTGAAATATCGGTTGGTGCATCAATACAAGAAGTGAAGTATACAAAAAAATCTGATATCTGGGAGCCAAAGAATAAGAAATCCCTTAAGATAACAAAAGGCGGTGAATATGTGGTTGTAGATATTGAGGATAAGTATCGAAGTGGTCTTGCTTATATCTTTAAAGCGAATGATAAAACCTATATGATAAATCATAAGGAAGTCAAAAGAGTAAACGAATCCATTGAAGAAGCCGTTTCTAGTTCAGCACTTTCAATTCTAAAGAAGGTTGGTTTTAAAGAAGCTCCAGTAGATAAGACAACAACAAAGGTTGTTAATTCTCTTTCTGGTAAAAAACTTAAACTGACTCAACTGTTTGGTATATCAATGCGAGCTGGCAAGTGGGCTGATATCTTTGTCGGTTCTACCGAAGATGGCAAATATTTTGTGGTTGATCCATCTGGAACTACTATCTTTAATAAAGAATCTGAGTTAGTAACTGCTTTAAAGTCTGCCGCACTTGGTGAATCTATCAACCATTTTTTAAAGGGTGGTAAAGACCTTAACGACATCATTGGTTAATCTATAATAAACCTTATATATATTATATAAGGTTAATATGACAAAGGAAAATAAAAAATTAAATTTAAACAATTTCTCATTATACGCAGCTCAACATTATACTAATCCAAGAGTATTAAACGTTGACGAATTTTATGAAGATTTGAATAAATTTAAATATGTAAAAAAATTATTTACTAAATATAAATCCACCGGTGACTTAAAAGAAAGATTAATATTAAATCATATAATTTCAATATATAATGTTTTTAACATTGAGGCGGCAACTAAAATGTGCTTTTTTAAAATGGATGAAGAATCTTATCCTGCGTTAAAAACATTCTTGTTATACTTAAACTATATTCAAGAGCATGAATTTATAAATATTCCATGTGATCTATACGTTGTAAAAAAACTAAATAAAATATAAAACTAGTGGGATTCTTATTCAAAGCAGCCGATACATTTTTTGCCTTACGATTTTTAAGGTTATTAACCATGCCCTGGACAAAAACTGGAGCGTTTCAAAATGGTATTATAGACAAAGATGGTCGGGTAATTAAAAAGCCAGAGACTCCTAAGGAAAAGGAAGTGTATAACTTGTTTCATAAATTAGTTTTTAATATTAAACGGTTATTAAATAAACTTCCATTTGGAAAATCAACTATTGCCAGTTATGCAGCCGGATTATATTTGATTAAGGAACATACCGGAATGTCAGAGCTATTAATCGGAGAGCTTCTAGAAGAAGCGTTTGGTTATAATCCAACAACCAATATTGATTTAAACGAAACCATTGAAGACTGCCAAATTCAATCTGGTAATTATATTTTAAATGAAAATTTGTTTTTTGCCAATGGCGATATGCTTGCTCCAATGGGAAATGCAACGCTGACAATTAATGAAAGCTCTACTAATATGATTGGAACTATATTTAATATTCCAATTTATAAAGCAAAGGATAATAAAACCAACCAATTCGTTTTGGTTACCACTAACAACATAACAAAAATATAAAAATGGATATTAACGAGACAAACGAAGATACGCCAAGTATGACGACATCTACTACAGCAACCACCGATGGAGGACCTTCTAAGAAAGGCTCATATAATCAATATAACCAAGGTGATAATTGGAAAATTTTTGATGTTGATACGGATTGCTTTGAAAAATTTAGAAGTGGACGTAAGAAGTTCGAAAGATGGGCCCGATTTTTAAACATGGACAATGAAACACATAAATCAATTTATGACTATGCTTCAAAGCATTCAAAAAATACTATAGTTTTGCGTTGTTCAGAATCAGGTGCTCTTCGTGCAATCAGGCGTCGTTCTAGCAACGGTCTGTAAATAACCACAGTTTGTTATTTACAAATCGCTTAGTTATGATATAATTATACTATCATAACGAAATCAACCCGTGCCTGTAATAAGCACAAAACCACAAAACTATAGTAACCTAAATGAGCAATCCCACAATCTTTGATGAGCAGGTAAGCAGAAAGCCTAATCATTATCCATGGACCGAAGCCTTTATTGAAAGCATGCACAATGGCTTTTGGACTGATAAAGAATTTAGTTTTAAAAGCGATATCCATCAATTTAAAACGGTCCTAACCGAACAAGAACAAGAGATTATTATTCGTGATCTAAGCGCGATTGGTCAAATTGAAGTTGCTGTAAAAACATTTTGGGCTAAGCTTGGAGAGAACCTTCCACACCCATCTCTACAGGATCTTGGCTATGTTATGGCCAATACTGAGGTTATTCATAACAATGCTTATGAACGTCTTATTTCTATTTTAGATATGGAGGATGTGTTTGAAGAGAATCTTAAATTAGATTTTATTCAAGGACGAGTTAATTATCTTAAGAAGTATACTCACCGGTTCTATAAAGATAGTAAAAAACAATACTTATATGCTATTACCTTATTTACTTTGTTTGTTGAGAACGTTTCGTTGTTTAGTCAATTCTACGTTATTAACTGGTTTGCTCGTTATAGAAACGTTTTAAAAGACACTGATCAACAAGTAAAATATACTCGTAACGAAGAGCGTATTCACGCAATGGTTGGCATAAAAATCATTAATACTATTCGTGAAGAACTTCCTGAGTTATTTGATGAAGAACTTGAAGAGCGTATTGTTGCTGCAGCGCATGAAGCATTTAAAGCTGAATCTAAAATTATTGATTGGGTTGTTAATGGTATTGACGAAGAAGGTTTATCTGCTCCACTTCTAAAAGAGTTTATTAAGAATAGAATTAATGCAAGCATGGGTGATATTGGTTTTCAAAAGCCATTTGAAATTGACGAAAAATTGCTTGAATCTACTATGTGGTTTGAAGAAGAACTTCATGGTAATAATATGACTGACTTCTTCCATAGCAGACCTGTTGAATATTCTAAAAAGAGCCAATCTTTTGATGAAAGCGACTTGTTTTAATATGTATATATAATTTAACAAATGATTGATAACGAATTAAACATTGAATGGCTAAATCGCGATTCTCGTAAATTTCTTGAAAGAGGTTACTTAATTGAAGGCGAAACACCAGAACAAAGGATGCGTGATATTTCTACTCACGCTGAAACACTTTTAGGTATTAAAGGGTTTGCTCTTAAATTTGAAGATTACTTACATAAAGGCTTTTATTCTCTTTCCAGCCCTATTTGGAGTAACTTTGGTAGAACTCGTGGTTTACCTATTAGTTGTTTTGGATCTTATATTGAAGATACTCTTGAATCTATAACAGGCCATAAGCTTGCTGAAATTTCAATGATGACAAAACATGGCGGAGGTACATCTGCTTACTTTGGCGCATTACGTGGACGAGGCGCAAAGATTGGCGAAGATCAAGGGACAAGCACAGGCGCTGTTCACTTCATGGAACTATATGATAAGTTGATGAATGTCGTATCACAAGGGAATGTCCGCCGTGGATCCTTTGCAGCATATCTTCCAATTGATCATCCAGATGTTGAAGAGTTTCTTAAGATCAGAGGAGACGGCCATGAGATTCAAGATATGTCAATTGGCGTTTGTGTATCAGACGACTTTATGAAAACAATGGTCGAAGGCGACAAAGAGAAACGTCGTATCTGGGGATTGGTTATCAAGAAACGTTTTGAAAGTGGTTATCCATATATCTTCTTTACGGATAACGTAGAAAATCAAAAGCCACAAGTTTATAAAGATAAAGATAAACACATCCATGCAAGTAACCTTTGTAATGAAATTTACTTAAGTGCTGATAAAGATGAAAGTTTTGTATGTAACCTCAGTTCATTGAACTTAGAAAAATGGGATGAGATTCAAGAGACTGATGCTATCGAAACATTGATTTATTTCCTTGACGCAGTAATGACAGAGTTCATTGATAAAACCAGAGGAATGCCATTTATGGATTGCGCCAGAAGATTTGCTAAAAACCAACGAGCTCTTGGATTGGGTGTATTGGGATGGCATAGTTATCTTCAATCTAAAATGATTGCATTTGAAAGTCTTGAAGCTCAGTTACACAATACTCAGGTATGGTCAACGATTCGAACAAAGGCTGATAAAGCAACTGCCGAACTTGCTGAGATATTTGGTGAACCTAAACTACTTGAAGGTTATGGTAAAAGAAACTCAACGACATTGGCGGTTGCTCCAACGACTTCTTCTAGCTTTATTCTTGGGCAAACCAGTCCAAGCATTGAACCACTTAATAGTAATTACTTTACAAAGGATTTGGCCAAGGGTAAATTCACATTTAAGAATTCACATCTAAAAGAATTACTAAGACAAAAGGGTATGGATACTCTTCAGGTTTGGAAAGACATCTTAGAGCACGGCGGATCTGTTCAACATATTGAAGGATTAACCGAAGAAGAAAAGGACGTATTTAAAACGTTCGGAGAAATAAGCCAAAGAGAGATTGTTCTTCAGGCAGCTCAACGCCAACAATTTATAGATCAAGGACAAAGTTTAAATATTATGATTCACCCTAAAGCGAAACCAAAGGACGTAAACGAACTAATGATATTTGCATGGGAGAATGGGATTAAAGGTATGTACTATCAACGAAGTGCAAACCCTGCTCAGGAACTAGCTAGATCGTTGATGACATGCAAAACGTGCGAAGGATAAAATGACAGACAAATATAGATGCATTCGGTGTAAAATTTCATATGACGTTTTTTGGGACGATCGCGCAGAGATCTATTATTCAGGAGTAGAAGATACTGACGAAGACATCAATGACTTAACCGAATGCCACGAACCTGAGCATTGCCCATTCTGCGGATCTCACCTTCATGACGATATGGTTAGTGATTTTGATGAATAAATGCATTTTCCTCACTAGTTTTGTGGGAAAACTGATATATTATCCCAATATATTATAGTCTTCAAACCCTTATTCTACGGGGGTTCCAGAACAAAATGCACATTTTGTGAATTATTTTATTTACAAATGTGCATTTTTATGGTATAATATAACTACAGAGAGGGACACCAACCAACCCGATCAACCACCACAAAATGTACAAATACACTTATACCGAACACCAGCAGAATCCCCCTTCACTTGGAGGCGATTGGGAATGCGGCACCGAGACCACGATCTGCTTCTCAAGAAGCCCAAAGAAGGCCTGTAAGTTGGATGGCACGGTTCTCCGCAAATTCGAGGGCGTCGATGGATGTCCAATCATGAGCTTCGAAAAGCTGGAGCTCAATGGTAAGGTCATTTTCGATCGCACTCACTAATAACCAAAACGACCATGATTCATATAGCCGAACTTTTTACCGCCATTCTCATCCTCGCCGCATCATTCATTACTTTGATCGCTTTCACGGCCTAACCACAACCAACTAATATATTATGACAATAAAACCAAATCGCACTCACTGCTACAGATTTACTGTAGAGATGGACAATGAAGAAGATATGAAATCTCTGGCCACGTTCAGAAAATCATTCTATGGGACTAACAAATATGTAAAATGTCAAGGCCGTTGGGGTGAGAATAACCCTAATTATAAAAGAAGCTGCAACTTCCTAGGACAGACGCGATCGTTCTGCCCAGTTTCACTTGCCTCACATTGCGACGTTTACGTTTACTTTCGATAAGACATGAATTTAATAAGAATCACCCTTATGACGATAGTCTGCGCCATCTTTTGGTACTGGGTAGTAAGATTAATATTACTAATTTTTTAAGATGAAATCAATAATATTACAAAAACTATTAACTGAGTTTCCTCACTCACAGAATGTTGAAATCGACGGAAAGGTAAAGAGTATCCCAGAACTAACTGAGGAAAACTTTTGGACCTTAATTAAAAGCCACAACGAACTTGTTGAAAAGTTCAATTACGCTATTCACAATTTAAATACAGAGTGTAAAGAACTAAGAAATAAACTAAATCAAAAATAAAAACCATTAATTATATTATGAAAAAAACAACCAGCGCTAAATTCGAAAAACTGAAAGCCAATATTGCTAAACTTGAACTTCAAAAGGGAGATAAAACTAACTTTGGCTCAGTTGTTAAAGTAGGCGAAACAGGAATCACTTTTAAGAATACATACTCACCAAAGACAAGAATCCTGTTTATCCAACGCAAGTTTGGAAGAAACGAATATGTATTGAATGACCTAATTAAACTTTAATTATGAAAGAAACAAATTACACTACAAACATTAAGGCCGGTGATTCTGTGATGGTTAACGGTATGCAAATTATCGTTAATGAGAATTGCGGAAACGGCTGCTTTTATGGAACAGATTGTGATGGCGATGAGATCGAATTCGCCACCGAAGAAATCTTAGCAGTTGTTCCAGATTAATATAATAATATGGAAAAGATAGAAGAGCTAAAACAAAAGTATATTTTTGACCGTTTGGAATGCCTTAAGTGGGATTCAAAATATTACAAATATAAAAACACAAAGCTATCATCAGAGCTTGAAAAGAGCGAAGCTAAGCTCGTTGATATTTTAAAAGAGATTCGTGAACTTGAAAGTCTCCGTGTTAGACCAAAGAAAAATAAATAAAACGGGGGTGTAAAAGAATTCGACGCTAGTTTCGGCTAACGGACCCGGGCGCGATACCCGGCACCTCCACCATTTAAAATAAAAACACCCGCTCTGAATTAAACCAGGGCGGGTGTTTTTCTAAATATATATATATCTTACTTAACGTTTGGCTCGTCTTTTTCTGTTGAGTATTCTGCTAAAAACTCTCTTAATTCATTAATGTCATTTGCGTTTAAGCTCATGAATGTTCTTCGGGCCGAACCAGATGTGCGGCTTTCACTAACCTTTTCAATCTCTAAACATTTACGAGTGCCTAACTTTGATTCCAATTCATCAGGGCCAATAAATTCAAGAAGCTTAAATGTGGAGTTTGCATGTGTTCCTCCATCTTCCCATCCAGCCAATTCGGTTTTTTCAAGCAGAACCTTTGCTTCTTCTTTAATGGGTTTACCCTCAAGAATCGCCTTAGCCGCATCTTCAAGCCTTTTGTTTTTATTTGATAGATTCATATATTAAATTTTTTCTATTGAAGTAATGTTTGGATAGTTTGGTTTATTACTTAGAACTACTTTAACTTTATCTCCTGCTTTATACTTCTTGCTAAGCTTTGGATCAAAACCGAATTCGGCTTTCATACCGCTCTTGTTTTTCTTGTCATACCCTTTGAAAGTCATAACCCAGGCTTTACCAAACTTACCAGGCGATCTTTGAACTTGTGAAACGCTAGAAATCGTAAGATCCAATTCCTTTCCGAGATTCTTATTAAGAAAATCATCGTGAATAATTGCATTCTCACTCATAATTGCCTTTGCCGCTTCTTCAAGGCTGTTATTTCTATTTGATAAGTTCACTTGATCTTATTTAAAAGTTTTTGTAGAACGTCAACGTCAGACATATTAAGTTCAATATACTTTTTGCCAATTGTAATTTGTACCATTTTACGTGTACCAATTTTATCTTCAAGATCCTTTGGACCAGCAAATTGTGTTAGTTCAGCATATTCATTGGCAGTTCTTCCAGCACTAGTCCAAGCTTTAATTTTAGTAGCTTCATCAATTTCAACACCTTCTTTAATCTTTTTACCTTTAAGCTTCATTAAAACTTTAATGATAACCTTTGGGCCAAAGCCCGCTTGCATTAGAGCGTTATTAATATCTTCCCAACGATAGGCGTCACCGTTAACTTCTTGAAGAGTTTCTTCAATTTCAATAGTGTTGCCTTCGAGAATTGCTTTAGCAACATTTTCTAAAGCTTCATTTTTATTTGATAGGTTCATTGTTTATTATATTTATGTATAGTTATTTATAAAAGTTAATCCTTTTCAGCATCTGCGCCTTCACGAGTTTTCTTTGACATTTTTATTGCCCAATCAACGCCAGGATCGCCACCCCAACCAAGCCAGGCCATATATCCATTATCTGTCCATGGGCGGTCTTTCTTTTCAGGGGAAATTTTAGAGTTTTTTCTATGCCTATTAAATGATGCCATTCTTTTTAATATATCATAAGAGATCTCATCTCCATCAGCAAGTTGGCGAGCTCTTACCCATCCAGTGCGAGTCATTGCTTTAACTTCATTAGGGTATTGCTCTTTCCATTTAATAGCTTTCTTTGCAGCCGCAACCGCACCAGCAGGAGGCTGAAACTTTCTTTCTTCCTCTTTGATAAAATCTTTAAACGGGATCATATTAATGTTATTTATAATGTTGTATATATAAATTAGAGTGTGGACATATAACGGTAAAGAATTTACAACTGAGATGATCGAGGATTATGTTGGGTTTGTTTACTTGGTAACTTTCGATGATGGAATGAAATATATCGGAAAGAAAAAATTCTGGAGTAAGGTGACTCGCCCTCCGTTAAAAGGAAAGAAAAGAAAGCGCAGATCTTTAAAGGAATCTGATTGGAAAACTTACTGTGGATCAAGTGAAGCTGTTAAAGAATTGATAGAAGAGAATGGCTTAGATTCTGTCAAACGAGAGATATTACACTTATGTAAAGGAGCAGGAGAACTCTCCTACATGGAAACAAAGGAACAATTTGATAGAGAAGTTTTATTACGCGAGGATTATCACAATGGCATTATCGGCTGTCGTATTCATCATTCTCATGTAAAGCGGCTTAAAAAACAATGAAATATAATGCAATAATAGTATTTACAAACCCTCAATTTTAGTATATAATATTAATAACAAAGTAAACAATATATGATAATTATCGACTTCTCAGCAATATCAATCGCATCAGTATTTTCTCAACCAGCAAATACTTTAGATGAATCCATGATTCGCCACTTTATTCTTAATTCATTAAGGATGTATAATGTAAAATACAGATCAGAATATGGCGAGATGGTTATCGCTTGCGACCATAAAAGTTGGCGCAAATCCGTTTATCCAGAATATAAAGCGTCTCGTAAAAAAACCCGAGAGAAAAGTAATATTGATTGGACAGAAGTTTTTGGTATGATTGATAAAGTAAAACAAGAGCTTATGGAGTTTTTCCCTTATCCTGTGGTTCATGTTAATGGTGCAGAAGCAGATGATATTATTGCTACACTTGTTGAAAGCACTCAGGAGTTTGGTAAACATGAAAAGGTAATGATTGTTAGTTCTGATAAAGACTTTATTCAATTGCAGAAATATTCAAATGTTAAACAGTTTAGCCCAGGCCAAAAGAAAGCAGTTACCGATCCTTCTCCTGCGATGTATTTGTTCGAGCATGTTCTTAGAGGCGACGCTGGTGACGGCGTTCCAAACGTTCTATCAAGCGATGATACTTTTGTTACAGCAAAACGCCAAACTCCTTTAAGTAAAGTTAAGATTAAAAAATGGCATGAAGAATCAAAGACTAAAGATCTAAAAGATGTCCTTGACGAAAATACATATAGGAATTACATACGTAACCAAACTATGATTGACCTATCAAAGATTCCCAGCGAAGTAGTGCAAGATATCCAAGCCGAGTATCAAAAAGAAGAAAACCAAAAAAATGATAATTCAAAGATACTGAATTATCTAATTCAAAATAGATGCAACCAGCTCGTAAATTGTGCTGATGAATTCTTTATAAAATAATATAACAACTATGAAAAACCAAACATCGAAAAAATTTGTAACGCGTTTACCGCATGAAACTCTTGAAAAAGTTCAGGCGTCCAATAATGTTAAAGATCGAGTAAAAATCCTACAAGATGATGCTACCTTTGCTTTGAAGACAATTCTTCAAGTTAACTTTAGAGAGGATATTACTTTTGATTTTCCAGAAGGAGCGCCTCCTTATAAGAAAGATGAAAGCAATGTCCCTGGGCAACAATATAGATCTATTGAAAAATCAATTTCATCATTAAAAAATCTAGTAGCACAAAATAAAGCAGTTCCTACTTTTAAAAAAGAAGCAGGCCTTATTAGATTGCTAGAATCAGTTCATCCAAAAGATGCAGAGATTCTAATTGCAATGAAAGATAAAGATCTTAAAAGTCTATATAAAGGTATTACTTTGTCAACCGTTCAAAAGGCATTTCCTAATTTAAAGTTAGTTGCAGAATAATATGACATATGAATATACATGTTTAAGCTGTGAAGAACGATGGGATGGCCGTTATCCTGTAGATGATAGAGATATACCTTTAAGTGAGCCTTGCCCAAAATGCGGAGTTGAAGGACAGGTTAAAAGAGTTCCAACCGCGGTTCGAGTTTCATATGAAGGTTTTCAAAGCCCTATTACAAGAGCTGGTGGAGAATGGAATGACGTGCTTAAATCTATTAAAAAGGGAGCAGGTAAAAAATCCACTATTGAAACTAAATAATGTCTCTACGATCTTTATTATCAAAACCAATTAGAGGGACTACTTTTAATCATTTACCTACTTCAATTGGTTATGATGATTTGATTTGCGAAACTAAAACATCTGGCAGAAAATATATAACTCCAGAAGGAACCGCATATCCAAGTATTACAACTGTTCTCGGTTCTTTAAGTAAAGAAGGAATCGAAGCTTGGAAGAAACGAGTGGGCGAAGAAGAAGCTAATCGAATTTGTCAACATGCATGCACTCGTGGAACAGCTATGCATGAAGCTATTGAGAGATATCTTAATAATGAAGAAGACTGGTTTACTCCAAATGAGATGCCAAACGTTAAAGCGCTGTTTAATGCGGTTCGCCCGATTCTTGATGAAAGAGTAACTAATATATATTTACAGGAAGGCGCTCTTTATTCTGATCATTTAAAACTTGCGGGCCGTGTTGATTGTATCGCTGAGTTTGATGGAAAGCTTTCAATCATTGATTTTAAAACCGCAAGACAAGCTAAGAAGAAAGAATATATTAGTAGTTACTTTATGCAAGCTTCTGCATATGCTATTATGTTTGAAGAAAGAACTGGTATACCAATAACACAAACAGTAATTCTAATGGCTGTTGATGATTCGCCCACACCAATCGTATTTAAAGAGAAACGCGATAACTATACAAAACAATTAATTGAAACTATACAAAACTACTATGACACAACCCGATAACAATAAAAGAAATGAAAGTGAACCATCATTAAAAGAAATAATATCGCCACGCCGTAACGATCCATTCGTTACTGACTATGGTACAATTTCTGATTTTTATATTTCATCTCAGATCGGTCCAGCTTCAGATTATATTGATTGGTTTCAAAGGATTCGTGCATCTCGTGAATCGGATATTCTTCGCTTCCATATTAATTGCACCGGTGGGGATTTATTTACAACCATTCAATTTATACAAGTTCTTTCAGAGACTAAAGCAACAGTTGTTATGTGTGTTGAAGGTTCGTGTATGTCAGCCGCAACTCTTCTATTTTTAATGGGAGACGAATTTACAGTATCTGATCATAGTGTATTTCTTTTCCATAACTACTCAGGTGGTGTTGTTGGAAAGGGCGCAGAAATTTATCATGGAGTAATGCATGAAAGAAAATGGACTGAAAAGCTATTACGTGAAGCTTATGAAAACTTTCTTACTGAGGAAGAAATTTCCCAACTTCTTGAAGATAAAGATATTTGGATGGATGCTCAAACCGTCGTTACCAGGTTAAAAGAAAAAGGAACAAAGAGTGATGATACACTAGTCAAGCCAAAAAAGAAAACGTCTAAAAAGAAAACCACTAAGAGAAAAACAATTAAAAAGAAATCATAATGAAACATACAAATATTAATAAACCAGATTACCACTTTAAACGGCGCTTAGCTTTTGGTATATTGGATGCAGTTGGCAAAGAAGAGTTAGATGAATTTCAAAAGGAGATTATGATTGATATTTCGGCTGAGTATGAATTTATTAAAAACAAAACTAGCAATTTATCAAAAATGCAACGCGATCAAATTGAACAAGCATATGTGGGTATTCAAAATACTTTAGCAAATCAAGAAGAAGACCAATTAAAAGAGGTGGAGGAAGAAGAGTAATGAAAACTTTAATATTAGCAACAAGTAAATTTTGCGGTCCTTGTAAACTTTTAAAAAGTGAGTTTGAAAAGAAAGGTATCGATATAGAATATAAAGATTCTATTGAAGATGTAAACTTTTTTATTGAAAATAAAATTAAAAGTGTGCCGACATTAGTGTTAATAAACGGTGATAAAATTATTGGAGCTGAAGCTATTATGAAAAGTTTGAAGGAACATTATATTTGATAAATAATATTATATCAAAGGTGACGTTGATATATTAATTCACTTATAATATAAATAATACTATGTCAACCAATATCGATTTGCATGCCGACAAAGGCAGCACTTTTTCTGTGGCCGTCAATGTTGAAAACAAAGACGGCTCTGCTTTTGATTGTACCGGCTACAATGTTAGAGGACAAGTTAGGAAAACTTATAAATCCGAATATGGAGTAAACCTTTCATGTGATTATATTGATCAAGCTGATGGTCTTATAGGTTTATCATTGACCTCAGAAGAAACCGCTGCTATGAAGGCCGGGCGGTATTATTATGATGCTGAGATTTTTAGTGACAGCGGCACAGTAATTAGAGTTTTAGAAGGTATCTTCGAAGTTAGCCCACGTGTTATTAGTGAGACTTCGGACTTGGGGCTGGGCGATAATACCGATCCAGTACCCGATTCGCATGCACTTAGGAGAGACAATCCTCATCAAGTTGCTCCCGATCAAATTGGACTAGGCAACGTAGATAATACAGCCGATGCAACCAAACCCGTATCTGGACCAACACAAGCTGCTTTAAATTTAAAAGCAGATCAATTAACTACATATACTAAAACAGAAGTTGATACAAAAGTTACTAATTTAATTGATTCCGCGCCCGGTGCATTAAATACTCTTAATGAATTGGCTGAGGCTCTTGGCGATGACGAGAATTTTGCATCTACTGTCAACTCGGCTATTGCTAGTAATTCAAGTGGAATAACAGCTTTAAACAGTCATGCCTTAAGTAAAACCAATCCGCATGATGTTTCTTTAGAACAGTTAACTGATGTTGATTTTCTTTCAAATCCGCCGGCGCAGGGCCAAGGTATTCTCTATGATACAGATTCTCAAACATGGGTAGCTGCAGATATTGAGGGTGGTACAGGAACAGGTGGCCCAGTAGAATTAACTGACCAAACTCATTCTATATATGTTTCTAAGACTGGTAATAATATTAACCAGGGTTTAAATATTGATGATGCAAAATTAACAATAACCAGTGCTGTGAATGCAGCGCAAACTTTAATAGCTGAACCAGGGTTTGTAGGAAGTGTAAGAATTGATGTTTTAGATGGTGGCAGATACTTTGAAGGAAATGTAAACATTTCAGATAACATTCACGTGTTTGCGCCAACATCAACATTTATTGGAAACCTTACTATTGGTAATAATTCATCCTGTGTTATTGATACTCATTATGCCGACACAAACACACCTGGCTCCACTTTAGTTAATTTTGTTAATGCAACAAATTCTTACTATACTGCTAATACTTTAGATATGCGAGGTGAAGCCGGTTCACAAACCGGTGGCATTGGTATTAGGTCTGAACAGAGTATTAACAGGTGTAAAGTAAATATTGGCGAGATTTATATTCCAACTGACGCAAAAGGATATCAAAGTGATGAAGACGGTAATTTAACTTTTGGCAGAGTAAATCTTACAGGCGATAACTCATTCGCGTTTTACTTATTTGGCGTAGATGGAAATGCAAAAACTGATATAACATGCGGGGAAATTATTGCATCTCCAATAGGCAGTAATACTATGGCCGTTTACTGTAATACTGATAATTCAAAAACAACTTTAATATGTGGCCAGATAGATGTAGCTAAAGTTTATTCTATACCAAAGGCAACAGCTGAACTTTATATAATTTGCCCTAAAATTAATGGTGATAGAACTCAAAATATTATTGGAGTTGTAAAAGAAATTTCAGATATTACTTTTGATTTAAAAGCAGACCAAACCGCGTTGACCGCACACGTTTCTGATGAAACCAATCCTCATAGCGTAACTGCTACTCAAGTTGGTTTAGGCAACGTAGATAATACGGCCGATTCAACCAAACCCGTATCTGGACCAACTCAAACTGCTTTAAATTCAAAGGCCAATTCATCTGATTTATCTAATCACGTTTCTGATTCAACTAATCCTCATACCGTAACTGCTACTCAAGTTGGACTTGGTAACGTAGATAATACATCTGATATTAATAAACCAGTTAGTACAGCAACACAAACTGCTTTAAATTCAAAGGCCAATTCATCTGATTTAACAACTCACATTAATGATTTAACTAATCCTCATAGCGTAACTGCTACTCAAGTTGGACTTGGTAACGTAGATAATACATCTGATGCAACCAAACCCGTATCTGGACCAACTCAAACTGCTTTAAATTCAAAGGCCAATTCATCTGATTTATCTAATCACATTAATGATTTAACCAATCCTCATAGCGTAACTGCTGCTCAAGTTGGTTTAGGAAATGTTAATAATACATCTGATATTAATAAACCAGTTAGTACAGCAACACAAACTGCTTTAGATTTAAAAGCAGATCAATTAACTACATATACTAAAACAGAAGTTGATGCTGCTATAGGTGATGGGGGTGGAGGTGATTTAACCGCTGATGTTACATCTGATGTTAATGTTGGAAGTATTTCAACGGCTGATGTTGTTACAAGCGGCACGACTTTGCAAGAGTTTGTAGAGCAGTTATTGAAACAAACATATTTTCCAACTTTCGTAAACCCCTCTGCATCCCTTACTGATAATCTAGCCTCATCAGTAGAAGCTGGTACAACGGGAATTAATCTATCGGCCGGCTTTAATGCAGGCGCAATTAACGGAGCTCTCACTGATAATATTTGGGATCCAGGCCTAAAGCAAGCAAACAGAGCCGGGGCAGCAAACTCATACGAATTTAGTGGAACTTCTATAATTACAACAACACAGGGCGGATCTACTTTAAGTCAACCCGCTGTTGTAATTATAGATGGTGCTAATACTTTTAATGTTTCTATTGATTACGCAGAAGGCCCGCAACCACTTGACAGCGTGGGCAGCAATTATTTAAGCCCACTGCCAGCTGGAAGCGTGGTGAAGTCGCTAACCGTAAATGGAAGACGAAGAGCTTTTTATGGAACTAACCTCAGTGATAATACTAGTGCTGGTATAAGAGCTTTATCTAATAGTGTTTTAAACCCAGGGAATGGCTCGTCTTTCACAATTAACATTCCTGCTGGTGCAGTAAGTGTTAATTTCTCTTACCCAAATACTCTTCGAAATGTTACTAGTGTTCTTTATGCAGAAGGTCTTAATGCAGATGTTAAGGGATCTTTTGGATCACCCACTCTGGTTGATGTAGAAGGAGCCAATGGATTTAGTGCCATATCTTATAAAGTATATTCATTCACACCACCTTCACCATTTGAAGCTAGCGCAACTTACACCGTAACAATTTAATATAAATAGCAATATGGCATCCATAGAATTTCCTCTTTCATTCACACGACAATTTGTCGGGCCACTTGATACATCATCAGTATATGATTCATTAATAGATCTTCAAGACTATGTTAATAATAATCCTATTGCATATCTTGGTCAAGTTCTTAGTATAGCCAGTGGTGATGACGCTGGCATTTACATCGTTGGTGATGATGGTGCTGGCGGTTTTAATGTTGAAAAATATAGTAACGAAACAGATCTTAGTTCTAAAGCTAATTCATCTGATTTAACAACTCACATTAATGATTCAACTAATCCTCATAGCGTAACTGCTACTCAAGTTGGTTTAGGCAGCGTAGAAAATACCGCTTTATCAACCTGGCCTGGAAGCGGTGCAATTACTACAGTGGGAACACTTGGTAGTTTAACTGTATCTGGCCAAACTACATTTACTAACAATTTCCCGTTCTTACCTTCTGGTCCTCCAACAGACTCAAATCATGCAGTACCTAAAAGTTACGTTGATACTTTATCAGAGGGTTTACATACACACGATCAAGTTCATGCTTTAGCGCTCAGTGAATTAAGCGGTTTAATTGATGGAAATGCTGGGCCTTCTACAGTGAGTTATGATAATGGAACCAATGGCGTTGGTGCCACACTTACTATTGTTTCTGCCGGTGAATTTAACTTTTTATCACCAATCGTATGGGACAATGACCCTGATATTTTACTTACAAATAGAGTATTGGTTATTAATCAGGGAAATACTTTTGAGAATGGAATATATGAGATAACATCATCCACCGTTTTAACTAGAGCGAGTGACTTTGAT